CGCCTAACTTGCGACCCCCAGCATAACACAAGGAGATTATAATATGCCGGAACTTGAACAAGTAGAGACCCCAGCAAACGCAGGCTTTGTTACTCGCGGACGAAGCAAGAACAAAGAACGTATCGCTAAGGACGAACAAGAAATAGAAGAGATGGAGAAGCAACTTCGTGGAGAGACTGAGGAAACCCCGAAAGAAAACCCTGAAGAAGCGCCAGAACCCAAAGCAGATAAAGAAGAAGATGCCCCAGAAGAAAACCTAAAGGGTGAAGAGCGAACATACAAGAAGCGTTACGGAGACCTTCGTCGTCATCAGCAGAAAGTAGAGAAAGAACTTAAAGAGGAACTAGAAACTCTTAAAGGTCAGATCACAGCTAAGTCTGAAGGTCTTATTCTTCCCAAGTCTGACGAAGACATTACTGCTTGGATGAAGAAGTATCCTGATGTTGCTGGTATTGTTAAAGCCCTAGTAGCTAAGGAGACTAACTCCCAGCTTGAAGGCTCCAAGAAAGACCTAGAGGAACTACGTAACTCTCAGACACAATCAAAACTAGATAAGGCTCGACAGAGTATTGTTACAGCCCATCCAGACTTTGAAGACCTTGAGGGTAGTGATGAGTTCCATGACTGGGTAGATGAACAACCTAAGTGGATTGCTGATGCCCTCTTCGAGAATGCTGATGAGCCTGCTGCTGTTATCCGGGTCATTGACCTTTATAAGTCTGACAGTTCAGGTATCACTCCCCAGAAGAAAGCAGACAAAGATGCCTCCTCTTCAGTAAAGACTAAAGGACGAACAAATCCTGATGACTCTGCTGACAAGGGTAAGATTCGTGAGTCCGATGTTGCTAAGATGAGTGACAGGGATTACGAGAAGAATGAAGCTGCTATCCTTGACTCAATGGCAAAGGGTACCTTCGTCTATGACCTTAGTGGTGGCGCTCGTTAAACTATTTTTAGTATACTACTTAAAAAAGACTTGACAAAAGCTTATATGTGTGGTATAACTAATACTATAACTTGGTACTATAGCCCCCTCAGTAGTGGTTACTACGAATTTCCATTACTGGGGGATTACCTACACCAAGTCTCGGAGCTTTTTCGTAGAGGCTCCACCCAACTCACTACAATTACATAAGACTCACCTGACAAGTAGAGGCCCATACACGCTGTAGCTCGGCAATGTATGCACCCTTGAACAGATCAGCCTCTTGCCGTGATGTGTAGCTGACTAGAGATTGGTCCCATGAGGGGATCGACTCATTCTTTCCTTTACAATGGAGACAAGAAAATGGCTTTTCAAACAGCCGCCGGATATGGCAATTTGCCGAACGGAAATTTTTCTAGTGTTATCTATTCCAAGAAGGTTCAGCTTGCATTCCGTAAAAAGACGGTATGTGGCGATATTACCAACTCGGATTATTTCGGAGAAATTTCTGCACAAGGTGATACAGTACGTATCATCAAAGAGCCTGAGATCACAGTGAGCGCATATGCTCGTGGTACTCAGGTAACTGCTCAAGACCTTGACGACGAGGACTTCTCGCTCGTTGTGGACAAGAGTAACTACTTTGCTTTCAAGATGGATGACATCGAAGAAGCCCACTCTCATGTTAACTTCATGAACCTCGCAACAGATCGTGCTGCTTATAAGCTGGCCGACCAGTACGACCAAGAAACTCTTGGTTACCTTTCTGGTTACGCTCAGTCTTCGATTGGTACAGTTGCAAGCGCAGTTAACACAACCGTAAACGGCACAGTTGCTGTTGCTACTGCAGGTACAGACGAACTATTGACTTCGATGAAGTTGACTCGTCCTAACTTTGGTAACTTCACGACTGCTGGTACGACTGGTGACTCGATTCCAATCGCTCCACGTCTGCCGGGTGCTACGGCTCTTCCAACGACCTATGTTTCACCAGTAATGTTGATTAACCGTATGGCTCGTTTGTTGGACCAACAGTTCGTTGACCGTGCAAACCGTTGGATCGTCCTCTCGCCACAGTTCCTTGAAGTGATGGCTGATGAAGATTCTCGTTTCTTGAATGGTGACTGGGGTCAGAATGGCGCTCTCCGTAGTGGTGAAGCTGCTACTCAGATCGCTGGCTTCCGTGTTTACGTTTCGAACAACCTGCCTGAGGTAGGTACTGGTTCGACTACGGTCAGCACAAGCGACCAAGAACTGAACTACGGTGTGATCGTTGCTGGTCACGACTCGGCAGTAGCCACTGCTGAGCAAATTAACAAGACAGAGACTTACCGTGACCCTGACAGCTTTGCTGACATCGTTCGTGGTATGCACCTCTACGGTCGTAAGATTCTGCGTCCAGAAGCACTTGTTAATGCTCGTTGGAATCTGGCATAAAGGATAGTATGAAAAATGGCTATTGATCTAGCAGGCGGCACTGCTGCCTACAAAACTGCCGGACGTACACCATACGTTGTAGACAAGATCGTTGATTTTGCTGCGGCTGTTACTGCTAAAGGGTCTGCCCTTGCTCAAGCTGATATTATCGAAGCTATTGATATTCCAGCTAAGTGTCAGATTCTCTCATGTGGTGCAGAAGTTATGGCTGTACATGCTGGTACTTCAACGGACTTGACGTTGGATATCGGTGTAACAGGTGGAAACACTGACTTCATTGCAGACGGCTTCGACTTTGATGGAGCTTCTGCGGGTGACGTTGCTTCCCCTGTTGTTGCTGAACTCCCTGTGTATAATGGCACAGCCGACACTATCGACATTCTACTCGCTACGATGACTGGCACCACGACTGGTGGCAAGCTTCGTGTGTGGGTTACGATTGTTGAAGTTGGTGACAAGGGACTTGAGGCCGATGAGGTTGACCGCGATCAACTCGCGTAAGTCTTATTAAGACAATCAGAGGGGCAGCTTCCAGTTTGGGGGTTGCCCTTCTATTTAAATAAAGGATTAGAGAATGGCGACTGGTGATATTATTTTCTTCGACGAAGCTCTTGATACAGCTTTCTTCGGAGGTTGGACGGCGGCTAGCGACATCAAGTTGGCCATTCTGGATAACACAACTACCCCTGTCGTTGGACAAGCGGCTCCGGTACTAACAACCTACACAGAGGTCACAGCGGCTGGTACATATACTGCTGGTGGTACTTCTATTGGTGGCTGGGATACACTCTCAGTTGAGGCTGCAGGTACTCTTACCTTTGACTCGGCTACTAACCCTACTTGGGCGCAAGACGCCTCTAATGACGTAGACGCTTGGTGGGGCCTACTCTATAACGATACCTTCGCAGGTAAGCCAGCCTTTGCTTTTGTTGAACTTGGTGGCCCTGTCGATATGACTGCAGGCTCTCTGACAGTAACGTGGAATGCCACAGGAATCTTCACTATCACTAAAGCCTAATACAAAAAACAGGAGGTGGAATTAAATGGCTCAGCTAATGCGCCCCATCTCCACGATTACCGACACTGGTAATTTTACTGGGGCAACAGCACACGGTTCAGTAGATGGTACAGCACCAGATACTGGGGATTACTGGAACGGCGACGACAACCAGAATGATACTCTTGAAGTTCTTCTAACAGACTTATCGGCAAGCGCACCGGGATCAGGTACTTGTACTGTTAGTATATATGAGGCTGAGTCTGACACTGGTGTTGCTCCTGCCTCTGGAGGAGGTTCACCTAGTTATGATGTCGAAGTCTACGAAGGTGCAAGCCTCGTCGCGTCTAGGGCGGGTATCACAGCTACAGAGAGTACCTTCACTCTCGACAATGTTCTCACTTTCTCTTCTGCTTCTGTCACTGACTGGTCTGATGTAAGAGTAAGATTTAACTCTAGTGGTGCTGGCGGTAGTCCCGCTAACAGACGAGGGGTTGCAGTATCCTACATAGATGTATCAGTACCAGATGCAGCAGTTGATGTAGATGTTCAGGCTAACACTGAAGCCCTCACCCTTTCTACATTACAGGCTACTGTCACCAGAAACATAAACGTCGAAGCCAGTACTGAGGCTCTTACTCTTACTGCACTTCAGGCAGATATTGCTAATGATGTAGTTATACAAGCTAACACTGAGGCCATCACTCTTACTACACTACAGGCAACCGTTTCTAATTTCATAAATGTAAACGTCGAAGCCAACACTGAATCTTTAACTCTCACTACACTACCTGCCACTATTACCAAAGATATAAACGTCGAGGCCAACACTGAAACCCTCACTCTTACTACACTCCCAGCTACGGTCAGTATTGGTGTCAATGTAGATGTACAGGCTAATACTGAAACACTAACCCTTACTACACTTCCAGCTACAATTAATAGGGACATAAACGTACAGGCTAATACTGAAGCTTTAACTCTCACGGCACTATCCGCTAATGTTGAGGTACCATTACCAGCGGGAGGTTCTATTGAGGGTGTGCCTTACCCAAGCGGTTGGGTTAAGAGGCCGGGGTTCGCTAGAGAAAGATCAAGAAGGAGATATACAGTACAATGACAGGCTTCACTAAGAGACCGGGATTTGCTAGGGAGACACTACAAAGCTCTAACCCATCAGTGGCTCAAGCAGAACGTGTAGTCTTCACTACGTATGGTGATGCCGTCTCTGTTTTTGAGAAGGGTAAGAACCTCAGCAAGTTCGGCACCAACTCCACAGTAGGCACGACATTCGAGACAGTGGCACAGTTCCAAGGCACGACACCCAACGAGACTTTAGTCTCGACTAACATAATTGATAGTATTGTTTCCTCTAGTACCAGTGACACCACGCAGACTATTCGTATTGAGGGTCACACGATTGATGGTAGTGGAAACCTGACTTTCGTAGTACAGACTGCGGACCTAACCGGGCAGACTGAGGTGACACTAGCAACACCACTAGCTAGATGTACAAGACTAAGCGTCAGCCCCTCTGGTGTATTCAATACAACCCCTGCGGCTCTTGTTGGGATTGTCAGCGCATACGATAACACTGACGGCATCGCTTCAGGCGTTCCTTCTACAGCAGCGGCTACAAAGTGCTTGATTGAGGCAGGCGAAACGCAGTCACAGAAATGCGCAACCAGTGTTTCGGCTACAGATTACTGGTTCATAACCACAGTTGATGCTGGTATAGGAAGTTCTGGTGGGTCGGCTAACCGGGTTCTGGTCCGGGTCGAGATTAAAGATGTCTTCAACGGCGGTGTTTGGTTGCCTCTTGGTAGAGATTTAACGTTAGATATTGACCAAAACGGTGTTGACCAGAAAGAAGACCCACTCTTAATCATACCTAAAAATCATGACGTTCGAGTTGTGGCAAAGACAGACGCAAACACAGCCGCAGTATTTGCTGAACTTCGTGGCTATCTGGCTTCGATCCAATAAGGAATTATAAATGAGTACTTACGAATATCTAGGTTTAACTAACGATGTACTCGCAAGGTTCAACGAGGCCCCACTTACCTCGACAACTTTTGCTACTCAAACATCTGGTTCCTATAAGAACACTAAAGACTCAATCAACTCTGCTATCAGGCACATTAATCAGGTCTCTTTTGAGTGGCCTTTTAACTATGTTGAACAGTTAGAGACCTTGGTTGCTGGAACCTCTCGTTATGCCTACCAAACAAATGCTAAGTCTGTCTCATTTGATACCTTCCGTATTAAACGTAGTGCTACCTTCGGTAACGAAACCCAGTGGTTGGCTAAGATGGACTACGAAGAGTACATTCAGAAACATATTGATGATGAATACAATACAACCAACACTGGCATCCGTAACCTCCCTAAGCGTATCGTTCGCACCCCTAATCAGGAGTTAGTGGTCTGGCCTGTACCGGATCAAGCTTATGAGATGGTGTATGAGTATTATGCTCTCCCTACCGACCTTGATGCTTACACAGATGTACCAAGTATCCCTGAATCATTCCGTCACATCATTACAGATGGTGCAGCATACTATTCTTATATTTTCCGTAGTGATTATGAGTCTGCTGACCGTGTCCTCCAGAAGTTTAATGAGGGCATAGAGAACATGCGTACCATCTACGTTAACCGCTATGAGTATGTTCGTGATACTCGTGTCAATGAGGGTTATGGTTACCAAACAACACTGAGGACTAATTAATATGCCCACACGTTGGGAGACATTCTCGATTTCCCCTGAGGGAGGTCTGGTTGAAAATGTAGCGTCACTTAAGCAGGGTATTGAGATGCCCGGTAGTGCTGCCCGTTTAGTTAACTTTGAACCCTCTATTGATGGTGGGTATAGAAGGATCAATGGTTACACTAAGTTTTCTGCGACTGAGGTTACAGGTACCGGACAAATATTTGGTGTAGCTTTCTTTGAGGGCAGTTCTATTGCTGTTAGAAATGGTAACATATATGAGTCATCCGGTGGTGCTTGGTCAAACATTGCCACAGGCAGAACCCACACAACCAAACACAGATTCCACATCATCAACCTAAATGGTACAAGGAAGATTATTGGTGTCGATGGCAGCAACTACCCATACTCTTGGGATGGTAGTGCTTTTACTAATATCAATGGTACTACAGATATCAATGCCTGTACTCACGTTGCCCAATTTAAAGACCACATATTCTATGCTTCTGGGGGTCTAGTCACTTTCTCTGTACCATTTGATGAGACAGACTTTACTGTAGCTGATGGTGCAGGTAGCTTCCGTGTTGAAGATGATGTAACTGGGATGTTCGTTTTCCGTGAGAGACTCTATGTCTTTACTGAGAGTAGCATTATGGTTCTGGATGGAGACAGTCAAGCTGACTGGAGGCTTACTTCTGTAACCGAGGATATTGGTTGTATTGAAGAAGATACTATCCAAGAAGTCGCGGGTGATGTTGCCTTCCTATCTAATGATGGTATTAGGCTCTTAGGTGCTACTGACCGTATCGGTGACTTCAGTAACCAAGTATCCTCTCGCCCTGTCCAACAGAACTTTATTAACTTCCGTGACACATATAGCCAATTCTCTTCCTGCGTTATCCGGGGTAAGTCCCAGTACCGTATCTTCGGCTTTACTGCTGGTCGTACAGCGGAGAGTACCGAGAGCTACATTGCTACACAGTTTGAGGCTCAGAATCCTATGTCCTTTGATTGGGCTGAGATGGTAGGTGTCCCAGTATACAGTATAGATAGTCAAATCTATCAGGGTGATGAATACATTGTCTTTGTTGGTGAGGCTACAGGTTACGTCTATCTTATGGAGAGTGGTATTAGTTTTGACGGTACAGATATAACTGCTCAGTACTGGACGCCATACCTCTCAATCACTGACCCAACAATCAGAAAGACACTCTATAAGATTTGGGCTTACTATGACCCTGAGGGTGATATTAATGGTGACCTGACATTGAACTATGATTTCAATAGGTCAACAAAGATTCAGCCTGATACTATTACCTTCACACAGACAGGTGGGGGTGCCCTATATGGTACAGCTATCTATGGTACAGCTACCTACGCAGGGGCTACTCAGGATGCAGTCCTTGAGACTAACCTGCTAGGCTCAGGCCAGACAGTACAACTAAGGTTTGACTTCAGTGGCAGTGAACCTTTCGTAATTGATACAATATTACTTGAGTACGCCCAAGAAGATAGGAACTGATTTACACAATGGAAACAGGAGACTAAGATGGTAGGATACGTAAGGAACGATTCCTCTAACAACATTGCAGCAGGTAATGTAATTAATGCCTCTGATCATGATGGTGAGTATGATGCTATCGTTGCAGCTTTTCATGCCACTACTGGACACACCCACGATGGCACTGCTGCTGAGGGTTCACCTATTACAGTAGTTGGGCCTGCACAGGAATACGTGGGAGGTGCTGCTGACTTTACACCTAAGACTGACAGCGTCTATGACCTAGGGACAACCTCTGTAAGGTGGGCTACAGGTTACCTAGATACTCTGGTACTTACCAATGGTGTAAGTGTTGCATCAGGTGGTACTGGTGCTACTACAGAAGCAGGAGCGCGTACAGCCTTAGGTCTTGAGATTGGCACAGATGTTCAGGCATATGATGCTTTTCTTGGTGACATTGGTGCCCTTACTGATCCTAATGATGATCGTATCCTATTTTGGGATGACACTGCAGGCGCACTCACTTGGCTTGACTTAGGTACTAACCTTACAATCACTGGCACAACTATTAATGCTGCTGCTGCTGCTGGGGGTGATGCTTGGGGTGATGTCGTCGATGCTGATATTATCCCTAATGCTGATAGTACTTGGGACTTGGGTAACACAGGAACACGTTTTGCTTCTGCCTTTATTGATACACTTACTCTCACCAATGATCTAGCAGTTGTGGATGGTGGTACTGGTGCCTCAACTGCAGGTGATGCAAGGACTAACCTCGGCCTTGGTTCCCTTGCTACAGCATCAACTATCAACAACTCTAACTGGAGCGGTACTGATCTTGCCCTAGCTAATGGTGGTACTGGTGCTTCTCTTGTTGATCCAAATGCTGACCGTATTCTCTTCTGGGATGATAGTGCTGGAGCAATGACCTTCCTGACAACAGGGACTAACCTGACCATCACTGGTACAACGATCAACGCCACTACCTCTGGTGACTTGTGGAGTGACCCGGTTGATGCAGCTATCATACCTGACACTAATGCCACTCGTGATCTCGGCTCAACAGGTAACAGATTTGCTGATGCCTTTATTACTACACTCACACTAACCAATGACCTACCAGTTACAGATGGTGGTACAGGTGCTTCAACTGCCAGTGCTGCTAGGACTAACTTAGGTCTCGCTATTGGTACAAATGTACAGGCTCAGGACGCTGGACTACAGGCTATCGCTGACGCTACCATCACAGGTGTTAGTGGTTCCGATGCTGATGTTATCACTGGTACAGCCGGAACATCTGGCAATGTGGCAACATGGAACGCTGACGGTGATGT